AGAATGTTATGTAACTCTTCTCGATCAAAAGGATCGTGCCTGCTTGTTTTTTCATTTTTGATTTTGCCAAATAAAGTAATGTTCTGAAGTGGATTGTATGTGATCATTTTCTCTAAAACCGCATAATCGAGCGCCACTCTCAATGGTGAGATAATGTTGGACAGCGTTCTCGTGGTTGTGTTTTGGCCATGTTTTTCACCCCAAGCGTAAGCATCGTCGGCGGTAATTTCATCTACGCAGAGATTTCCAAAAGCAGGTATTAAAATTCTGTCGATGGCTCGTACGTAGTATGCGTAGGTTGAGGTCGACAAAGGTGTTTTACCCATTTTTGCAATGCCGTTTTTTCGTATCTTGCAAAAAAAGGGCAGAAAGTCTTTTAGTAATGTGCCGCGTGATGGGTTGTATTTTTTAGTTCTTTTTGAGTCGGGAAAGTGGCGCTTGAAATCAAAATCGCCGTTTCTTAACTCTTTCTTAATATCGTATAGCGTGTCAGCTATGTCTTTAAGTGTCTCTTGGTCAGTGGGATCACATTTGATCGCAACTCTTTCGGTTTTGCCTTTAATGGTGAATTGGATCTGGACTGACGTCTCACTCGTTTGCTTAATGCCTTTGAAGCCGGTGGGTTTGTAGTGCTTGTTACCCATAAGTGATACTCCTCTATATTTATTAAAATTCGGCCGTCTGGCGCTTTCACTCTGATGCCATCCGGCCAATCATCTCGCTCAATTTTTCGTCTGATCGCCTTCTCAGAATAACCGCTTTCAGCTGAAAATTGCGCAATTGTCTTGTACTGTACCATTAGTTTGCTTATATTAGGTTAATTTCAATATTAGTTTTATTTATCCTTAGAACTGTATTTTTTGATGAGTTGGTCTAAATACCAGCGACATTTCATTAAATCTTCGACAGGATCATTATTTTTTTCAAGATGGCGAGTGATATACTTAATGCAGCATCCTGCCCTATAGCTCATATTATGCGAGTCTATGTACTCGTCAGTTGAAATCCCTTTTGTATAATAAGAGGGATTGATCTTATCGTTCTCTTTCTCTTCGGTTTCGTAGTGCAGACCATCATTACCATTTTGGCCAATAATGTCCATTCTTGATGTTTTTGGCTTGTTCATTAAAGTAACAAGCCATGAATAAATAATGCAATATAACTAACAGCAATAACCTCAACTATAAAGCCTATTAAATAAAATGCCGCTAGAAGTGTTAAAAGTTTACTTAGTGTTTTTTGTCGCATAGTTTAATCCTCAATATATATAGGTTTGTCTTTTAAAAAACCCGAACAGTCAGTTAGGGTTTCATCATCACAAATTAGCAACTGTTGTGGTTCATCACATAGGTAGTAAGGAGGCGGTGCTAATTTATGATCAGTTGTACTACATCCAGTTAAGGCCAGTGCTAGTAATAGTAGTAGTGTTTTCATTTTGTTCAATTTACCATTTACCCCAAAGCAAGCGGTTCAGTTTACCTATTGCACCGGTGTCATAAAATGGGTGGTTTTTTTTGATCTTTTCAGCTTTTGCCTTTCTTTCTTTTTTGTTTTCTAAGTAGGCAATTTTGGAAACTTTGGTTTTTATATTTTTAGCTTTTTTAACAGTGCCGCGCTGCCCATAACCATAATCTTTATGCGTACCTTTTGGCGCTAAAATTTTGTCAGCATCACGGCATTGTGCAAGGCGGTGTCTAACGGCGCTATCCTTGCAGCCAGTTAATTCCATAATCTCTTTGATGGTAAGTTTTTGGCCATCATCCAAAGTAAAAAGTTTTACTGATCTTCCCATTATTAACTCCAGAATTTAAAAAGGTATGTCATCAACTTCCGTATCTTTTTTATCAAGCATCTGCAAAACACCAGCAAAGCCGTTAACAATTACTTCTGTGGTGTAACGGTCTTGGCCAGTGTTATCCTCCCATTTGCGCGTTTGCAACTTACCCTCGATATAGACCTTAGAGCCTTTTTTGAGGTAGGTATGGGCAATTTCAGACAGCTTGCCAAAAACACAAATCCTGTGCCACTCAACTTTCTCTTTTTTCTCACCACTTGCCTTGTCCGTCCATTTATCACTGGTCGCAAGGGAAAAATTGCATACTGCCATACCTTTTGTGGTTTGTGATAATTCCGGCGCAACACCGAGATTACCGATTAATATTGCTTTGTTGATTCCAGACATATTTATTTTTTCCTTATTCTGCGTTTAAAATATAGCGAGCGTGCTTGCCGCCATTAGCGTGTGGTTCAAGTTTAGTTACGATTGGGATATTTCTAATGTTTCTAAGATCAGAGATTCTTGATCGAAGAGCAAATCCGTTAGTAAAGTTGTGATGTGTTACAGAGCCAAGTTCACATAAAGCGTTGTAAACAAGTCTTTCACTTACAGTCATATTTTGTGCATTAATTTTCATATTGTTCTCCTGTATATATATGTTTAGTTATGTATTTAAAAATGCCCTCAAGGGCGGTTGCGTTGGCTATATTAATGCCAATTTCTATGGAATATTGCAGTTGTGCTGATTGTTCAAAAACGGTTGGATTGATGCCGGCTAACACAAATAAGTCAACAATTTGATCGCGCTCATTAGCACTTAAATCGTTAACGGTAATGGATAGGTTGTTGCTCAAAATATCCAACCTTGATGAACACAATAAGGCAGATAGCCGATTATTAAACCTAAAGTAAAATAAGTAGATCGTATACGTGGTTTTTTGTAATGTTCAATTTGTAAATTATTGGGTTCTAAATCTTGATTTGGTTTTTTTGAGCTAAACATTTTTTATTTAAGGTTTATTATTTAATTTGCAATAGTACCTTAAAAAGCAAAATAGTTTTTAGTATTAAAAAAAAACCGGCATAAAAAAACCGGCCATAAAGACCGGTTCAGTTTTTGTAATGGAATTAGCTAAATTAAACCACTATATATTTGACTACATTTTTTGCATGTATTGAAATAGCAGGTATATCTTTTTGCTCAATATCACGGCAACAAAAAGCTGCTAAATCTTCAAAGATCGTGCAGACATTCATGGACATGTCAACTGTACCCAAAGTGTTGTTTATATACGAGGGTGTTGTTTTGCTCATCTCACAAATATCCGAAGCGAGGTAGCAAATTGCACTAACATCAAGTTTTTTATGCTTGCATAATTTTACTAATTCAAGCATTGAGTCTTTCACATGATCCCTCCATGCTTGATGTTGTCTAGCAAATATAGCTTGCTGTTGGCTTACCATAAAACTAGCATAGTCTAACTGTGTTGCAGCATCAGCTACAACCTTATTGTAATTGTTTTGAGTTTCGTTCATATATTATCCTTACGCTTTTTATACTGGTCGACAAGTACACCCAGTATGTGGGTGAACAATTACTTTAAGGCAGGGCAGTAATTGTTCGGTTAACCCTCGCTTTATACGAGTCTAGGGCAGCTGCTCGTGCTACATTTTTGTTTTGAGGTTCTAGGAATTTGCCTTAAATGACTTCCAATCTTAGCAACACCTCTTATTACCATAAAAAAATTTATGGTAAAAACTAGGTATCAAATATACCCATAAAAAATAGGTGTTAAAAACTATTTTGCATAAATAGTTAAAAATAGTTTTTAAGTTGGATTAAGTTGGATTATTTTTGAGTATATCTTTTGATAATTCGCGCTTTGATTTTACTGTGCGCTGGCAATATTAACTCCTCGCCGATGGGTACGCTTACCACCCAAATTGACTCGCTAAAATCAATATCGGTAGGCCGGTCTGTTGCCAGTAGATCATGTTCTTGGACGGTTTGCTGGTAGGCTGCCATATCACCACTCATCAAATAGTCAACGGTAACGCCTAGCACTTTAGCCAGCTTATCAATGTAGCGTGGTGCTTTTTGTACTTTTCCACTTACTAAATTGTGAATGCTTTGGTGGCTAACACCACCAATTAAATCACCCAACTGCTGCTGTTTAAGGCCTTTTTCGCCCATCAATTTTTGCACTCTGTGGCCTATATGTTCTTTACTCATATCTCATTAAAATCTAGTTAAATTAGAAAACCGGCATATATATGCAAAAAAAGTTTTATATAATTGCCCACTATGGAAGCCGCAATTAAATATTTTGGATCGCAACAAAAGATGGCTAGGGCGCTTGGCTGTAGTCCTCAGAATATCCAATACTGGAGAAAGTGTAAGCGCTTGCCAGTGATGGTTGCTTTGCGTATAGAAAGTGCCAGCAATGGCAATATAACGCGGCAGATGTTGTGTCCTTATTTTTTTAATTAATACAAATTTATTTTGCATAATTTGCAAATAATACCCTTTTTTAATGTTGCATTGCACAAATAATATCAAAAGCACTTGAATACAGCTAAATTACATACCTTTGAAATATGCAATAGTAAATGCCCTAAATGCAGGATCTGCGGCAGGCATTACATACATTTTGCCAAGCACCGTAGGTTAGAACACGCTATTCATGGTTTTATGCCAAAAGATGGTGAGTGTATGTCGTTGATTGATTTATCGGATGAACAAGAGGAGTCTGAGAAGTGAAGTCTTTTTCAGCGCTCAAAGGCTCATATACCAAAATTCCCAATGAACTGCTGAACGATCCTACTTTAAGCTGGAAGGCCAAAGGCTTGTTTTGTTACATGGCCAGTAAACCAGACGCTTTTAACTTTACATCACGTTCACTTGCTAAACAATTTAAAGACGGCAAGGCGGCCATTTTAAGCGCTATGGATGAACTAAAAGATAAAGGTTGGATAAACTACATCCGACATCCAAACGGCACAGGCAAATACAGCCTTAACACAACGCTAAAGCCTACTCTAACACCTCAACCCGATAATCAGACCGAGCAAGAGCCAGATCCCGATTATCAGACCGAGCCAGATCCCGATTATCAGGATCCCGAAAATCGGTCGTTCCGAAAATCGGGACGTATTAATAAGAAAGATTTAAATAATAATAAAGATATATATAAAGGCAATAAAGAAAAAGCAAAAGCAAAAGCAACAATAGTTGAAATTGAGCCAGTAGTTGAACTTGAGCCAATAGATGGTGATCAGTTTGGTTCATCTACACGATATAGCGAGAAAGAAATGCTTGAGATGTTATTAACAGGAGTTATAGATGTACACTAAATCAAAACTAAATCATTTGGACGTAGCTAAAGAGATTTATGAATACATGAGGTATGAGTATAAGTTTTTAACTCATAAAGGCATGGAAGTACATAAATGTATTTCAACACTTAATAAAAAGTTACAACGTTTACCGGATTTTGCTGTCCAAAGTTGGGGCGCTGCTTTGGATGAGATTGCTAAAAGCAAAAGCGACAATGCACCAACACCAGCAGAAATCATTACAGCAATTGAGGCAAAGGCAAAGACTTTTAAGATGGTTGTTGCTGATAACAAGCCTGCACAACCAACTGTCAATAATGAGATTGATTATGCGGCGT